GAAAGATTTTACACTGTGAGAGCATGAACTTTTTATTTTCGCTGAGGCTTAATACTCCATTTTCGAGAGTGCAGTATTTGAAGTGTTCTTTCTTTACGAGGTTTCCGGCTGCTGCACTTGGTCTTTGCTGATAAAGAGCATTGAACCAATAGGGGCCTAGCGTCTGTTTAATTTCCTGTAGGGCTTCCACGTCGTAACGAGAGGGAAATAATGCGGTTCCGGGCTCCCTACCTAAAGAGTCGCCTTCTTCAGCTATTGCGGGAAGAGAAATAACCGTCCACTTTTCAGGTTCTTCCTTAAGTAATCTCCCGCTTAAATCGTCTTCATGCCATCTAGTCTGAATGATTATAACGGTTCCGCCTGGTTCTAAGCGGGTGTAAGCTGTTGACCTATACCAATCATATGTCTTATCTCTGTAAGTCTTACTCTGAGCTTCTTCAGCGTTTTTTACGGGGTCGTCTATGATTAACATATCTGCCCCTTTGCCTGTAATTGCACCCCCTACCCCGGCTGTTTGCATACCACCTGTATGCCCTTTGATTTCCCATCTATCCCTTGCGGCAGATCGTTGTGAAACTTCGATACTAAATAGGGAGCTTCCGAGTTCTTGTAGAATGGAACGAGCTTTGTAACCCCACGTTGCCGCGAAATCTGCTTCATAAGATGTGAGTATTACCCGTTTGTCTGGGAAATTACCAAGAAACCATGCTGGATAATATTTTGATGTGAGCTCAGACTTACCATGTCGCGGAGGCATAAAAATCATTAAGTTTTTAATTTCACCTAACGATGCTTGAACTAAAAGATTATCTAAAAGTAGCAGGTGTTCAGCAGGTTCCCATTGATATTTACTTGCTATTACTGCCAGGCTTGCTGGGGTTTTCGGGGTTAGTATTTCTTGCATTTCTTGCATTATAAACAGCCTTTAAGAGTTCATGCTGCGCGGATATCACTTCAGGTGTAAGGGGAGTATCATCTTTCTTACTGACATCATTAAGTTCTAGTTTGGAAGGTTGATCGAGCCCCAATAATTTAGATCTTCTGTCTTTGATTTGTAAGCGTGTAATCATCCATGTATTAGCCTGTTTCAAACTACCTTCTGATTTGAGATTGATATAATTAGCTGCGGCTTCCTTTTCCATTAGATCAAGCTCGGCCAGTTCTCTGCCGACATGTTCTAATATATCATTCTCGGCGGCTTGTCTCCACTTATTCATTAAAAATTTTATATCTCTTGAAACGGTAGACTGATTTACCCCAAGCATTGAAGCTATGGCGGTCTGATCGTATCTGTTTAAAGTCAAAGCCGCAACTTTTTTGCGCCGTTCTGCTATTGCAGCATCATCTCTAGTGTGTTTAGGCATGTATAATATTAAAATAGTGACTGTATTATAAATATTTTATTGTATAACCTTCGGCCAGCTTAAAGTTTTTCTAAAAAAAATAGTATTATAGCTCTATACTAGGTAAGGGCCGCCCCCCGTTCGGCCCGTATATCACCCCGTATAAAGCCTAAGATATTCTAAGATATTCTTACTGACCGCTAAGGGCCTTAAGAGCCTCTATATCCTTTTTCATTAGGATAGTAACTCTTGGTCCGTAATTCATTCCCTGTTCATCACATAGAGATTTCCATTCTTCATAGGTATCTTCATCTACGTAAAGATTAGCATACTTGTAACTCATATCTTTTCCACCCTGATACCATTCTCTTCAAGTTTCCTGGCAAGTATCCCGTACCCCTTCCCGCACATCGGGCTTTTATCGAGCAGGAACGCTCTTTTAACTCCGTAGATCCGGGCCAGCCTTAAGATTTCGTCGGCCCCCCGGTTATACGGAATTGTATAATCTATGTCATTATACCGGCCTACTACCTTTAACACGCCGTTTTTTTCTATCACATTACATGGAGGCCTTGGGGTGGGCAGTCCTCCCAACTGTTCCCCGCATAAAGGTAATATGTTATAGCGATCCCGTAAAGCCGCTAGCTTTTTCTCTTTGTAGATAGAATGCCCCATTACCTCGGTTTTCCCATGATAACGGCAGGGCACGCCGAAGGAGCATAGGGAGACAATTACAGTTTCCTTATCAGGTAGTTTAGTTTGCATGTTAAACTGCTCCGAAAAGGAGAGGTTTAGAGGGACCTCTCAGCTTCATCTCTTGTTTCTATAACTCTACCATTGAAGGGCACATAAACGCCTTCTTCGCGCTCTATGTAAATTAGGTAGACGGTATCGTACAAGGCATTTTCATACAGATAAGATGGTCCCTCTTCTCCGAAGTTGACTTCATTGTAGAATTTCCCGTCATAGAAAACTCCATCTGATTTTACAAAGAAGTTAGGGTCGTGTATTGGTTTGATTTCTTCCACAAAGGGAGCTTGCCGCCCACATCCGGTTATCTCATAGTATGATAGGTCGGCGTCTTGTACATATTCACACATCGTTTCATATAGGTAAACTTCTTTTCCTTCTATCTCAACTTTCTTCATTTTAGACATCTCCTACTTAGGGCTTAGTGCTCTAATGCCGTACTATAATATACTACTACGTTATAGCATATAAAACTAGCGTTACCTAAAGTCGGCGAAGGGGATATAGTAAATATACAATGGGAGCTCGACCCCTCTAAGACTAGAGTGGACAAAGCCCTGAAAAATGCCTCTATGGATAGTGAATTATCCCTATGTGCGTGACTAACCTTCTTACTCTTTTTTAGTATTACCTATTAACTATAATACCGCTAACGGTTGCCACCGTTTAGCTTTAGTGCTAAACCTGCGTATAGTAGTATATAGTAGGGCGGTGCTCTAACTACCTGTAAATACGGAGGTTGTCTAATGTCTAACAATGTCAAAAATATAGTTTCTCTGGCTGAAGACCGCGTAAAAGAAGCTGTTAAGAATGTGGATGTCGCTAAGGCCCTGGATAGTCTTATTTTCTCAGGTGGTGCTAATAAGAAGCTCCCTGTAGTTGTTGCCGGTGTGACCTTCTTAGAAGCGGTGGACTTCGCGGCGGCTTGTATCCTGTATCATAAGAATGTGCAGGTTGAGCCGGTTGTAAATTCTCTTAGTTACTATGTTGTGTCTTCGAGAGGTAGCGTTGAGGCAGTGGGGGCCTAATTCCCCTTTTTCGGAGATGTATAAGGGAGGGTTTATTCTCTCCCATACTTTATTAAATCATCCTCAGAAAGTTCCTCGGTTGACGAAATCCATTTATCATCATTGTCTACTTCGTCCTCTATGAACTCTCCTTTTGCTTCCATCTCTGCTTTTCTGGCAAGCTTCTTTTCCCAATACACAATAAGAGAATCAAAGTTCTTTTCTTTGCTCTTAAAATTCATATTGAGCTTCTTTTCCCATCTCCGAATAACATTCGCCAACCCAGGATAATTCTTTTGCAGCGCATAAGCCTGTTGGGAAGACTGCCCAGGACAACACCAACATGCCGACCTTTTAAAGCCCATTGCGTAGCCTTCCCAGATTGGTATGCCTGATTCCATGACAGTTTTATATTCTATTTCATATGTAATGTCAAAACATGGATGGTAATACTGATAATCCTTCATTTTCGGATTCATAGACCCGGAAGTTTTAGACTTTTTGGAAAGCCTTCTTACCTGGTCGCCTCTGGACCCTGAGAGGATAATCACATCTGACGGGTCATATGTAGAGATGTACTCGTCTATCGGCTCAAAAATGAGGTTAGACTGGCATTCTGGCACGATCATATTAAAAAAGCGTCCTTTTTCCTGCCAGTAAGAAAAGATGTCTATTTTAGGACGAACTATTACAGGTTCAACACCTAAGTGTTTACAGACTGCGTGAATATGTGCAGTCATTCCCGGGAATTCATAGCCGGTATCAGAGAATATTGGCACATGTTTTAAATTCGGGAAATTACGAAGACCCCATAAGAGAGCAAAGGTCGAATCCATACCGCCTGAATAAGTGTATAGGACCGTAGATCTGCCCTTAAACAGTTCTTTAGCTTCCTCGTCTGCATATAGAGCCTTCTCTGCATCGTTTATAAATTCGTCAACTTTTGTTTGAGGCCCGCCGCCTGGTTTGTAAATATTATCATGTTTCTGGATTTCTTTGAGTAGGGTTTCCATTTCAGAGTCGTTATATCCTACTGCTTCCATGTCAATATCTGGATTATCTTTCACCATCTCTAAGATTTCAGCCGTTAGTTTATCGTCGTATTCTGCAAGCTCAGCAAGTCGGTTATCTGCAAGAACATAGGCGACTGCTTTTTCATAGGGAAGATCTAGTTTAATTGTAGGGATTTCGGTAAAGCCTAATTCTTTGGCTGCCAATAATCGTCCATGTCCTGCAACTACCATGTTATCTTTATTGATGATTACAGGATTGGTATAACCAAATGTTTCCATACTTTTTTTCAAAGCGTCAATCTGCCGCCTCGGATGTCGTTTGGGGTTTTTCTGAAAGGGTTTAAGTTCGCCAATTGGGAGATATACGATTTCCAAAAAATCACCTTATATGCAATATATGTATATGCGATTATTATCAATATGTTGCCAGTTTTATTTAATGTTCACGCCGTTTATTATCAAAAAACTTGAACATTTCTTTAAATCCTTCAATTGCTTTATCACATGCTCCGCGCTTCCTGAGATACCTAAGAATGTAATATTTATTATCGGATTTAGGGAAACTCTCGTCATGCTCCATGTCTTTTACAAAATCCCTAGAAAACGCATTTACATAGTTTCCATTTGCGTATGTTATAGCCCAATCTTTAAACATCGTCTTCCTCCGCGTTTTATGTGTTATAATAATCCCCATTTCGTAAATGCTTTTTTAGTTCTGGTTCTGGCATTGATATTGAAT